ATTACAATTCCAAGTAAAATCCACGTTCCGTCCGCAAAAACATTGATCCTATGGCGTAACTCTGCGTGGTTATTCTGTGTTTCATATGCTTTATTTAGTTGATACATATCAGTAAGCCCCCAGTAAGATGAAACGGTTGCTGCACTAAGGCCAAATACAAAGGAACAAGAAAGAAAAAAGTTTTTCATATGCTTTGTGAAAATTTAAAAAAGTTAATAGATAGGATTAAGGTAAGATGTAAGCGATTTAACGTCATGCTTAGGACGATTATTTAAAGTAAAAACAAAACGTTTGTTACAATTAATTTAACAGTTGCTTGCGTGGTCATGCCTAACTGGCTCTGGCGTTCAATACTTGCTACAGCAGCTTCAATCATGTTGCTTACTGTTGCTCAGTGGGGCGCCTGTAGATTTTATGTTTTCCCAACAGCATGGCCTTGGTACGCTAAGTATGTAGGTACTCCTGAAGGTAAAGCTATTGAAGCTCAGCCAACTTGTGCAGACAGTGATAGCAGAGCCATAACATCTATGATGGCAGTGTTAACAACATTAATAAGCCTTAGTCGTAAGGCTGATTAACCTTATTTAGTAAGCTTATAGAACAGGCATCTCATACTCTTGAGTAACGTTTACATAATGCTTCCAAATAACTTCCGAACTATTACCTGCCCAGTTTGCAACTTGTGCTACTGGAATCTGGGCCTCAATCCACCGGCTAATTGCGGTATGCCGTAAGTCATATGGCCTATACCTATTTTGGATAAGTTTATCTGCGTGCAACTCTTTCATTCGATCATAAAAATAACTTTGAAACGCATACCTATTCCAGGGAAAAATATATTCATTGGCTTTTGATACAGCAGACATAATTTCTTGGCACCTAGTATTTAAAGGAACCCACCGTTTTCTATTTGTTTTTGTTGAATTCTTATACCCATGAGTAAGAGTATAGTTACTATGCACAAGGATCTTATTTTCTTTTATATCTTCCCATTTAAGTGCGCGTACTTCTCCAGTGCGCATTGCAGTTTGCAACATAAACTCAGAATAAAATGCCCAGTTAGCGCCGTTACGTGGTTGTTTTGATCCAAGTGCTTTCAAAACCAGTTCTGTTTCTTGCCGTGGAATTACAATAATATCAACATCTTCTTGTGGTGGTTTTGGCATTTTAAAACTAATAATTGGGTTCTTATCGATTAATTTTATATCTTCACTGGATGCCCAACGATATAACGATTTTATGTACATTGTTACGCGCCGACTAGATTTAATAGGTTTTTGACTTAATGTCCATGTTAATATTTTTCTTCCCTCATTTAAATCTGTAATTGGGCATTTGTTTAACCAATTACCTACTTGCCTGTAGTCCGCAAGCAGACTAGTTGGACACAGGGCAATAGCTCTTTCGGCTTTGAATTGCTCCCAGGCTTCAAGCAGTGTTGTCATTAGCGGGAACTCTGTCGGCCCAGACTAGCATAAAATCGGTTAATGTGCTGCAAGAGCTGAGAAGGCTTACAATAATTAAAAACCTGAAGCATAATGTTTCTTTTAAACGGTAAGCCAATATCTCCAGATTCTCCATTTGTAACACCGGATGGAACCCAGTACCCTTCAAATTGGATTCGATTATCTTCTCCCGAAGATCGCAAAGCAATTGGAATTACTGAGGTCCCTGATCCCCCTTATTACGATCAACGGTTTTATTGGGCTCCAGGGATACCTAAAGACCACGACCAGTTGGTAGTTCAATGGGTGGATCAAACCAGACAGACTGCTAATACCTTAATTAGTCCTACAGATTGGATGATTGTGCGTTCTGTTGATAACGGAAAAGAAACAGATCCAACCGTTAAAACCTGGAGGGAAAACATACGTACTACATCGGGGAGTAAAGTTTTAAAAATTAAGAACACGAAAACTACAGATGACTTAGCTAATTTTGTTACTTCAGCTGAGTATTCCACTTGGCCCATACAGGGCGCCAATAACAACCTAGTTACCTCAGATTCAGTGATTGGCTCTGGCACAACGGATTACGTTACTGGTTCTAGTGGCATAGATTATCTTTCATTTAATTCAGGCACTACGACTTCTGGTATAGTTTAGTATTAACACTTGACGCCACTGTGAAAACATCTGCACAAGGCTTAAAATTAATAAAAGAATTTGAAGGCCTTAGGCTTACCGCTTATTACGATGTAGTTGGCGTTTTAACCATAGGGTATGGGCATACAGGAGATGATGTATATGTTGGTCAGACAATTACTGAACAACAAGCTGAACAACTACTTCAAAAAGATTTAGACTTTTTTGAACAATCAGTAAGTAAATTAATTTCAATAAATTTAAATCAGAATCAATTTGATGCACTTGTAAGTTTTACTTATAATGTCGGGGCCGGTGCGTTAGGTGAATCTACTTTACGCAAGCGTTTAAATAGCGGAGAGAATCCCAATATTGCAGCAACACAGGAATTAGTGAAGTGGACAAAAGGTGGTGATGGTCAGAGTATAGCTGGTTTAATAAGGCGCAGAACAACAGAAATTAAGTTATTCTGTACTGTTAATAACCAAAAAGAGGAAATACCTACCATTAGTGTTACCTCTCTTCAGCAAACTTGGTTTAAGAAAGAGCCTAAGCCCGCAGACAAACTTGCTAATGAGAGTAAAGCAAAGGTCTATCAGGGAAGAACATACCCAGGTAATCAAGTTTTAGAAAAGAAAGATCAACATACTCTGCTTGAAATGGGAAATAAAATGGGTAGATGGTGGATTTACGACGCTCATTGGAGTGGACTAACACCGAAGATAAACCCTTATGCACAGGATGGAGATTTACGTTATTTACGTAACTTTCCTTTCTTTGATCAAAAAGATAACGGCCCCGAGGGTTGGCGCCAATGTCAGACAAGCTCAATTGCGATGTGTTTAAAATACCTTAACGTAAAAGAAATAAAAGACGATACAGATTATTTTAAAGTTGTTGACCGTTTTGGCGATACAACTACTAGGGACGCTCATTACAAAGCGTTAGAAGCGCTTAATGTATCTGCAAAATTTTATACAAACTTAGAAGAACAGGATATTAAAGATCAGATCGATAAAGGTAAACCTGTGGCTGTNGGTATCCTCCACCACGGCACTGTAGACTCCCCACGTGGCGGTGGGCACTTCATAACCATCTCAGGCTACAGCAGTACTTATTGGCTAGTTCAGGACCCTTATGGAGACCTAGACTTAGTTAACGGAGTATGGGAGAACCAGTCCCCTGGTGCAGGTAAAAACCGTCACTATAGTTTTAAAAACTTAAACCCACGTTTGTTTTACGGTGGCTGTGCTAATGGCTGGGGTTGGATCATTAAGGGAAGTAAGGGTTAACCTTGCGTTTAAATAAAAACCTGTTAACATTCAAGTAGTTATCTTAGTCTGATGATTGAAAACGTGTTAGAACTGGAGAAAGGATTGCAGGAGCAACTAAAGTCCTTAACGTCAGAAATTAGAACAGCAGAGGCCAATTTAATTTCTAGTAAAGAAGGCTATCTAAAAGTTCAAGGGGCTTTAGAAGTTCTTAATATTCTAAAAGAACAGCTAGAAGACAAGGCCAACAAACAAATCCTAGAAGCGTGTCAAATTATGAGCCCAGATTAACTGTGCCGGTTCGGCTTACACTAAACCCTGTATTTTATTGTTAGTATGTATACAGATGTATGCGCCATATCTTTTATTTAGAAGCATGAGCGCAACGTGTTTCACACTGAGAACGAACTCTTAGCTGAACTAATTGTCCTTACTCCAAAACTCGCTCGAAAAAAATTCCGTCAAAGTATTTTTGAGGCGTGGAAGTGGAACTGCGCTTATTGTGAGAAACAACTTTGTCATAATACCGCTACGATTGATCACATTGTTCCAAAGCATAAGGGTGGACATAACTCAAGGAATAATCTTGCCTGTTGTTGCTGTTCTTGTAACTCCGCTAAAGGATCTCAAAAACTTGGTTNATGGTATACAGACGGCAATCCTAAATACACTAAAGAAAGGGCTGATAAGATTAAAGAATGGACAGAGCAGAAACCAAAGTCCTTAAACCTAGCCGCTGCTTATCAGGCTATTCCGTATATTTGTGAGGATGCATATGTTGGATGGATTGCAACCTGATAGACAACAACCAGCAATGGTGCCGTCTGAGTTCCTTGCTGGCTATGTTCAAAAATTAAATTCCTACAGAAGGCCAGACCCATTTGAAATTGCGGATAAAGGCGCTGTATCTCAAGATGTAGCAACAAATCTGGCTGGTCGAATGTAGATATGGCAGACCACGCTAAGGCTAAGCGTCTATCAAAAGAGCACATGAAGTGTAATAAACCTCAACGTGCCCCAGCTGGCGATACCCATAAATGGGTGGTTAAGTCTTGTCATGATGGGGAAGAGGCTATAGTTCGTTACGGGCGAAGAGGTTATGAGGACTACACCCAACATGGAGATAAAGATCGGAGGAAAAATTTCAGGGCTAGAATGGGATGTGATAAACCCATGGATAAAAATACGCCTAAATACTGGGCGTGCTCACACCTTTGGTAATTTAAATGGTAAAAGATCTAACCGATAAAAAAACTTCCTGCTACTGCCTTCTAGTGCAGTGCTTAAGGGANTCCGTTAATGTTTACCACCAAACCCAACTTGTCCATTGGGGACTAATGGGAGGTAAATTTTATGAAATCCATCTGTTGACAGAAAAAATATACCGTGAAATGGAAGAAGGCATAGATACAGTTGCTGAGCATATTCGTTCTTTAGGTATTGCTACACCTAAGACAGTAATGGATTTAACATATTCAAATATGCCTGAGTTACCATTTGAAGATTGTTTTAACCAAGACAAAATTATTCTTCAGATAGCTGCAAACCACGATACACTTGCTTGTAATTTCAATGATTTGATTACTGAGTCAGACATCATTGGAGATCAGTTAACCTTAGATCTTGGAGTTGAACGAGCTAGGGTACATAAAAAAAATCAATGGCTGTTAAAATCCAATTTAGATTACAAAAAATAAATCATGAGTTTTGATCCCAGTTTTATTGATAGCGTATTTTTTAGCTCCGGCGCTCTTTCAGGAGCAGGTACAGTAGCAACTTTTCAAGTTGCAGAACAGAATATATCATCTTTAACTGCTTTTTTAATTCAAATTACTACTGCATCAATACCTNTTGGCGGTAATGTTGTTTTTAAAATAGAAGGCAGTTTAGATGGGACAAATTATTTTAATTTAAATACGTCCGGTAATACTACTGTTACCAGTAATGGTACAACTTTTTTAACTTACATTGATATGCCATTAAAGTACATTCGTTGTAATTTAGTTTCGTTTGCGTCAGGCTCACCAACTGTTTCTTTTGTTATTGGCGCTAAATAAACTATGAGTTATTTTGAAGGTTATCAACAAACGGTATTTTTTGATTTCCCGACACTTACCGCTCCTGGGGTTACTGATTCTGTTGACGTTTATATTACAAACTATTTGTCCACACGTAATTATACATTTGTTGTTATAGTTAATAGTCTACATACCCACGTTGATGTTAATTTAGAGGGTAGTCTTGACGGTATAAATTTTGGTGTAATGCGTNCTGANAAAATTACNGCAAATGGTACTTATGCATATAATGTCAGNGGGTTTCCAGTAAAAAAAATACGTGCTAATTTTATTAGTGAAAGCGGCGGTCNTAACGCAACAGTTAAATTTAATATTTCCGCTAATTAAATTAATGGCCAAGACCTGAACCACTTAGTAATCACATATTTATTGTTGCTTATCGGTGGTAATGCTTCGTGAAGTGTTTTATAATTAGGCATACCGTTTCTATATAGATTATTCCAAATAACAGCAGTTCCTTCTGTAGGTTTAACCTTTAGTTTTAAATGTTTAAAATAAGTTTCTCCCCCTTCCTCTACATCATTTAGATAACACATAACAGTCCATGTGCGTTGCCCCATCCATTCTGTATATATAGAAAACTCTTTTGTTTTTGGATGAAAAAAATCATGGTGCTCCTTATAATATTCACCAGGTAAATAACTTTGCCCTTGTAATGTTTCACCAGTAAATGGTTCTAAGTCCATAAAGTGACAAATTTTCCAGTCCAACCGATTTAAAAATATTGAATAAAAATAATGCAAATCAGTTGTCTTGCTTGTCCTATAGTCAGACACAACAACTTGATCATTTGGATTGGCAACTGTAGATGGCCTTGACCTATCGTTAATTAGCTCTATCAGTTGCTTGCATGTTTCTGATGATAAAAAATTCTTATGTATAAAAATCTGAGTAAAAGGAAATCTTATATCTTGTTTTGTTTTTGTTATTGGTCGATTAGAAAATAAATTATAATTAATTCTTTTTGGTTTCTTGTTAAAAGAACAGGATTCTACAAGCTCTTCAATGTCTTTATTGGTAAATTTATATTTTTCTTTAAAGTAACGAATTACTTGAGTTTTACTTACGCCAGCAACAGCCGCCTTTATAAACTCAGTTGTTACGGTACTTTCAATCACTGTGTCCTGAGTGTAGGGTTGCTTAAAATATAGTAGTTTAAAAGCGGGTTTGCAAGTGTTTGCTATTATCCTTTTATCAGGATTAATCTTTGGAAGCACCTATGCTTTAGGCACAATATGTCTAAACAAGCAATGGAGCAAAAATGGATTACGTTCTTACCAAACAAGTATGGAACGCCTTGGTAAAGGTAAGACGTTAACAAGGGTCAACTCTGGTTTATCCTAAAGAGCGGGCGACAAAGCAACTTAGAACTGCTAAAATAACAGTATAAGTTGGAGAGCCGATGGACACTAACGCCTTAGAGCTACCAGTGGATGCACAGTTTGCTCTACATGCTGCTGCGCTAAGCTTAAAACAACTTGACAGAGATGAACTAGAAGAAGCGTTTATTGACATGCTTCATCAAAAAATGATGGACAAACAGTTGTTCTTTGGTATTATGAAAGAACACGGCATAGACGCTGAAATTAAGTTTAACTACCTGACAAAAAGCCAACTCTCGTAATTACCATGCCTACCAGAACAATCAAAGGGACCATTGACAACTTTTTTGTTAATGCTGGAAGTGAAGTTACCTACCAAGGAACAACGTCTGCATCCACAACCACTGGCTTAAACATTAGGGGTTTCCGTGTTGATCCAGCTAATACAGGTAGTCTAATAGTTACGTTAGACAGAAGTAATGGTGTCAATACCATGGAGATTTTTCAAGAGGATGTCTACAACGGCTCTACTGCACCGGCAGGGTACAAAACTTTTGCTAACATAGCAAAGGATGGCCGCAGTAAAGGCGTAGTTGCTGTTACCGTAACAGATGCAACCAAAAACTACATCGTCCTACTGGAATTAGATGGGTACTCAGAAGTCACCTACAACGGCAGCGTTGTTGTCCCATAAGGAAACCTTACCCTTATTTTTTAATCAAGACGGTATAAAATTAATACAATTATATACAACGCCCAGAATTTACTTAGGTTCCGGGCGTTTTGGTTGCTATAAAGAACAAGGATCTGATCACTATAAGATTGGGTATGACAGTGGGAGAATTAGAAATCATGCAGTTAATTGGCAGACTAAAGCTACAACAAAAGAAATAAACAAGCAATTAGTAGAAGANCTAAAACCTTTTGCTGAGAAAGTGCAAGCATACGTACTTGTAAGTTTAAACAGTAAAAAAAGATCTGCACTATTAAGTTATGCACATAGCGTAGGTCTAGCTGCTTTTAAAGAATCTTATTTACTTGAATTAATAAACTCTTACGCCAGTAAGAAGTTAATTATTAAGGAGTGGAGCCCATTAATAAATTCAATTTATTTTGGTGCTGACAATAAGTTAAAAGAACGCCGCCGCGTTGAGCTCAACATGTACATGGCACCTGACAAAGAGGTACCATTATTGTTTGAACATAAATGCAAACTTAATCAATGCCTTTTAAACATAGGAGAAAGTTATCTAGGTACGCCGAATCAAGTAAAAGCAATTGAATATTTAGAACGCAAATTACTTGAACTTGATCCATCCCAAGAAACTTTACGGCGTTTCTGGCGTTACTGGAACCAAGAACAAGGTTGCCTTGGTTCTAGTAAAACTATTTAATTATTTTCATGAGAAGCAATAAGCCTATCTAAATACCACCTGCTTTTTTTTAAATCTTCTAAAGTATTATTTTTGTGGTCAGCACGCCACACATACTTTATTACATTACCTTGACAGTAGCCACGGAATTTTTCAGTTCCTAATGCTGCTTTAATTGCTTCTATACACTCTATATCTTCGTTTTTTGTGTAGTGCGCTGGCCCATGCACGTTATCTGTATCAAGTTCTTTTAAGTCAGGCTTAAAAAAATTATCGCTAGCTTCTGTCTCCCAGTTGTTGTCTGCATACCAGTCAAAACTACGGCTGGAAAAATTGCAACCTGGATTAGAAGAGTCGAATGAGATGGTATCCTCACTTGGAGTAGACTGAAAAGTAATCACGGCAGTAAGTGTATCTGCCCAAATACTAGCATGAAATTAGAAACAAGTCAGGATTATGACGTTGATAATCGGTATGAGGAAACCGATGGTCCTAATGGTTCAAGTGTGTCCGACAATACCTCTGGTAAAAGGTTCTTAACTAGGTATATAAACAATTCAAAAGATTTAATTAAACAAAACGTAGCTTCAGACGGTGAAGATGAAGGAAGGTTTATTATGTCGGGACCGGGTGACGTTACCTATGGATTTAGAAACGCCTTCCGCGCTAGCTTGTTTAACAGATGACTTTACCGATATTAGAAAAAATTTGTTGAAACCTTTCAATTTGATTAAAACCTAAATCCGTACTAGGTAAGTAAACAAAAAACCCCCACGTNAATGGGGCACCTAAGACTTTCATAAATTTACCGTGTATCAGCCTTGCTCTATCTTTTGGTATACACACTGGATAGTTCCATATGTCTGGACAGCTCCTTAATATTTCATGGCTAGTAGAAAAAAATAAAGCTTCTGAGACATTACGAAGTTTCCATTCTTTTTCTAACCTTTTAAACCAAATAGAAGATGGGGACTTCCCGGTGTGGCCTCCTTTCAATCCCCACCTCCATGTACCGCGTTGTTTATTAAAAGAGCAACGTCCGTATGTAGGAGGGAATAAATATGTTTTTCCTAACCACTGTTCGTTAGTATTTAAACCGTCTTCTTTTAATGTGTAGATCTTTCTTGCACGTAAATATTCTTTATTGGCGTGTTCAGTTGTGCAGGGGTCTAAGTCAATGTCACCAAGTAAAGCGTATATATAAGGTAAATATTCAACAGGAGTTAACCAGTCCTCTTCAATTCGTAAAATTCTTGTAAGAAATAAATGTCGAGGTAGGTTTTTGTAATAACTCATGTAGGAACAAGGTCAGCAACACCTTTTTCACGTTTATAATTCAGTAACGACATATGCTGTGGGTCTTGAATAATAAATAAAGCTTCTTTCTCTAAGTCAAGTGTCTCAGCTTTAATAATAGCTTTACGCATTATCTCGGCAACTCCATCCATATCTTTTGATTGGAAGTCCTCTTTGGCTGCAATTAGTGCTGCAACCGGCATGTAAAACATTGAATTCTTCTCTTCTTTAGCCGTTGGGACGTAAACCATAGCTCCAGGCCCTTCAAAATAATAAAACCGATCATAAAAATCACACATGTCATCACAGACTCTTTCAATGACAAGCTTAGTCAGGACACGTTCCGTTTCGGTTGGTGTGTTTCCAGCTAGTTTGTCTAGTTTTTGTTTTCTGTAGTTAGTCATTTTTGAAGTTGTAAGTTAATAGAGATAATAACAAAGAAAAAATAAAAAATAGGACGGATAACCGAAAAGTTATTTGGTTTCGGTTACCCCTGGGGTCTGTTTTATAAATGCAAACAGCCCTGAGCGTTTTAATGTTTCTCTTATTTTAGGTAGCGGCCTATAGATTACTACCATTTTACCGAGATTACCGACTTCTTTAATTAATTTCCCAGATTCGTCCCTCATTTTTATTAATTCTTCTTGCCGAATCAAGTATTCTGCAACGCACCTATATCGCCGTTTTGTTGCAAGGTCAATGTCGGGAAATTTAGCACATATTTTTGCTGGTACCATATCACTAAAACAAATTCTTATCTGATCTGCAAGTGATAGCCCAAGAACCAAATCATTTGTAGATGTTTCGTAACTACAAACAAGTTCTAAATACCTTTTTAAGTCTGCGTCCTCAAAACTACCAGATGGTGGTATAAACATCTCAACCTGGTCCGCTAACGAGGAGACTAATTTTTCCTTGCTGTTCTCAATTGTGACTTCTGAAATATTTAAACCGTTAAACCTATAGCTTACGTATTTATTGGGATCAATAGAAGGTTTTTTTACTGGCGGTAAGGCCGGTAACTCCCCTTCTTCAACCAGATAATCCGCCAACATGGGGTGCTATTACGTTTCTATAGGTATCTTAACGTTTTTTAAGAACTTTTCACACTGTTTTAAATGAGCAAGCCGTAGAACCCATTCGTAATAAATTCTCTTGTCTTCCATGTTTTTTAAATCCCCTGGTTTCGGTCTACCTCCATAATTACAAGCCTCCCAAAAAGCTTTTGCTACTTGTTTTTCTTGCTGAGTCATTAATGAATGCATAATCTTTGTAGACATACTGGCTAATAGTTCGTTAAACTGGGCCATATGTAAAGGGTTTTCCTCCTCATGAAAAAGACCATCACTTACGCTGAGTTGATTTTGTTCCTCGTCTTCATGCCGCTTGGGGCAGTAGGGGTGACTCACCTGGCGCAGTTTATTAGTAGTAATATCAGTATAGAGATCCACGTAAAAAAATAGGTACTTATGGGAAGTCAGAAAGCAACCGCACCTACAGTAATAATGCCTGCGCCTACGGCGCCTTCCTTGTACCGTTCAATTACAACACCAGAAGCGTTTGCTGTTGGTGAGAAATATTTAAAAAGCCTCCAAGACATGGGGGCCGCTAGTAAAGCAAGTCGTATAGCAGCTGTAGGAACAGATAAAGATTTACGCGAAACCCAAGAACAAACAAAGTATCAAGCCGCTGCAACTTATTTATCTTCGCTTCCTAAAGGAGATAAATATTTAGCTGAAACCACTGGCATTCCTAAAGAACTTTTATACAAAACTGCAACTACAGCAGCATCTACAATTGCTGACGAGAAACAAAAAGATTATCTTGATGCAGTAAAGGACACTACTACCCCAGTAACTGCAGCAGGTTCCAAGTTACGTGAATTTAATCGTTACTA